GTGTCTGACGGCGCCGTGGTGCCGCAGACGGTGCCATGATGATTGCAAGGGCAACATCGTAATGGACGGCATCGTAACGCTGGAACATTGGGGCGAGCCTGTCGATTTCCGGCTCGGGATCGGCGATTGCCGGCAATTACAGGAAGCCATCAACCGGCCGCGGATCGAGCTCGGACTGACCGCGCTGGGGCCGACATCGTTGATCCGCTTGCTTGTGACCGGCGATGCCTGGCCGCATGAGGTGCGCGAGATCTTGCGGCTCGGCCTGGTCGGCGCCGGCATGAAAAGCGACCGCGCGCTGGTGCTGGTAAAGCGCCATGTCGATCCGGCCGGCCAATGGAAGGAAGCCTGCGCGATGGCGGCCACCGTGCTCGGCGCCGCGCTGTACGGGCCGCCCGACGATCCGGTGGGAAAAGAGACAACGCCGGCGGCGCCGGATCCGCCGGCGACGACGAGCCAATCCGGTTCTCTCAAATCTACGGGCTCGGTGCTGCAATAGGGCTGTCACCGGACGCGGTGGATCGCGCCACCTTCTGGCAATTCGCGGCCTGCGTTGACGGTTGGAACGCGGTTCACGGCGCCGAGCCGAAACCGCAAGCGCCGACCGATGCCGAATTCGATGCCATGATCGAAGCCTCGGCGGAACTAGAGGTGAACAGTGGTCAATAAGAGCGTCGAAGCCTTCCGCAAGCTGACGCTCGACATGCAACGCCAGATCTTGACCGACGCGGTGGCCGAGCTCAACGCGCAAGCCGATCAACTGGTAACCACCATGAAATCGGTGGTGAAGCACGGGCCGACCGGCGACTTGGGCAATTCGATCCGCAAGCAAGCGGGATCCAAAGTCACGATCGTACGGGTGATGGCCGGCGGTGCGGCGACCACGCATCCCGGCCGACATGGCAAGCCGGCTTTCGACTACGCGCGCGCGGTCGAATTCGGCACCGTGCACAATCCGGCCGAACCGTTCTTTTTCCCAACCTTCCGCTTGATGCGCAAACCGATGCGCTCGGCCATGCGCCGCAAGATAAGCACGCGCGTCAAACAATACTCGGCGGCATAGATGGCAGACAACACCGCAAGCCTGGTCGTCGCGCTCTCGGCGCAACTCACCAAGTTTGAAGCCGACATGAAAAAGGCCGGCGTCATGGCCGACCAGGGCGTGTCAGACATCGAGAACAAGTTCTCGAAGATGAGCCCGAAAATTTCCACCTCGTTTTTCGGCAATCTGTTTTCCAACCTGGCAACCCGCGGGCTCGACCTGGCGGTGAAGGCCGTCACCGAACTGATCGACCGTTTTGGCGAACTGGAAAAGGTGGCAAAATACGCCGACCTGTCGCTGAATTTTATCTATGGCTTGCAAGAGGTGGGATCGAAAGCGGGGGCGGCGATCGGCGACATCAACACCGCGGTGAGGGCGGTGGCGTTTTCGCTCGATGAAATGAAGCGCGGCGGCGACAACGCGCTAAAAACCCTGCTCGACGCCAACCCGCAATTTTTGAAAGGCGTCAACCGCGATGCGCTGACCTTGACGCAAACCCTCGGCATCGTCTCCAACATTATTCGCGAGGCGAAAAACGAAATCCAGGCGATCGACATCGCCAAAAACCTCGGCATTCCCGACAGCGCGGTGAAGGCGATGCAAGCCTATGGCGGCGATCTCGCCAAAGCTGCCGACGCCGCCGGCAAGATGGCGCCCGACCTGCAGAAGCTCGCCGATGTCAACAAGCAATTCGGCGAGCTATTCACCGCGGTGTGGAACGGCATCAAGACCGAAATCGTCGATGGCGTGATCCCGGAATTCAAAAAGGCGATCACCGACCTGATCCAATGGATGGAGTGGCTGCAAAAAGCCTTCGTCGGCGGGCCGCTCGACATGACCAACGCGATTTCATCGCTCAAGCAATTTGAATTGCGGATGAACACGCCGGCGCAAGTGCCGACGCGCGTGCAAGTCACCGGCGGCACCGCCGGCACCGCGGCCGATCCGTTTGCGCGCAAGGCCGGCGGCGGCGACACCGCGTCGGCCTATGAGCGCGAAACCAACGCGATCAACAAACAGATCGCGACCATGCAAGCCGAGAATGCAACGCTCGGCGAAAGTGCGCACGCGCAAGAGGAATACCGCGTCCAATTGGTACTCTCGGAAAAGGCGGCGCAAGACGGTAAGGAATTCACGCAAGCCTTGAACGACGAAATCGCGGTCACCGCCGAGCGCGCCGCAAGCGCAAAGCAGGCGCTCGCCGAACATACTTTCGCAATTCAGCGGCTCAACTCGGCAAGCCAGCAAGTCGGATCCGCACTATCGACCGCGTTCGCCGACGCCATTGTCGAGGGCAAGTCGCTCAATGACGTGGTGTCGAGCCTGATCAAGACGCTGGAAAAAGCCGCGATCAACGCGCTGGTGATGAACCTGTTCACGCCAGGCGCCGGCGGCACCACCGCGCCATTGCTCGGCGCGCTCGGCATTGGCCACGCCGCCGGCGGCACCAATTTTGCGCCAGGCGGCATGATGCTGGTCGGCGAGCAAGGGCCGGAACTGGTCAATTTGCCGCGCGGCGCCCAAGTGATCCCCAACGATGTCGCGCGCAACATGAACGGATCGAGCGGCGCGATCGTGTATTCGCCGGCGATCGACGCCCGCGGCGCCTCGGTCGAGGCGGTGGCGCGGCTCGCCGCGGTCATGGAGCAAGATCGCGCCTCGTTTGCGAGCCGCACGGTGGCGACAATCCAGATGGCACGGCGCGGGAGGGTTCCGGGATTATGAGAATAGTGCAATGGCTGACCTGGTGGCGGGTGCTCGATGCCAATGATCGGATCGTCGCGGTTTGCACCACCTATGACGAAGCGGTGGCGTATATCGCCAATCAACCGACATGACGATCACCTATCCGATCAATCTGCTGTCCGGTTTTCCTGGCTGGGCCACCGGCTTTAGCCTGCGCTGGCGCCAGGAACAATCGACGCTCGCCTCGGGCCGCGTGCTGGTCAAGGACATGGGCTCGCCGCTGTGGACCATGCGCGCGGCGACCAAGCCACTATCGCCCAACAACCTCGACCAATGGCGGGCGCGGCTGGCGAGCCTGGAAAACGGCCTGCAAACCTTCACCGCCTATCCGACATCGCGCTGTTACCCGATCGCCTATCCGCGCGGCACCTGGCCGACCGGCGCCGCCTTCAACGGCATTTGCGTATTGAGCGCGATCAACAGCAATCGCAAGGCGATCACGCTGCAGGCGTTGCCGGCGGCGTTCAAATTGTCGGTCGGCGACTACATCGCTGTTGGAACCGATCTGCATCAGGTGATGGAAGCCGCGACCGCCAACGGGAGCGGCATCACACCGGAATTCGAGATCCGGCCGGGACTGTGGCCAGGCGTTACCGCGCCTAACCCCAACGTCACGGTGAAGCAGCCGGCTTGCGTGATGGCCATCATGCCGGGATCGGTGGTGTCGGATGCACAGACTACGGGATGGGGCTCGATCTCTTTTAGCGCAATGGAAGCGCGGTTATGAGGGATATATCCGCGGCAAACTTGAGCGCGTTGCAGTCGCGAATGCTGATGCCGCGCGATTTCATCTGGTTTGTGGTGAAGGATCGCACGTCAGGCGCCGCGGTCACCGATGGTTATTGGAGCGATATTGGTTCGATCGACGCCGCGATCGTTGATCCCGATACCGGCGGCACCACGACGCGGACCTGGGCCGGCGCCGGAAGCCTGATTTCGATTTCCGACATTCCGCTGGTGTCAACACTGACGGTGCAGAACATCACCGTGACGCTGAACCAGGTTGCCGATCGCGTCAACAATCTGGTGCGCGGCTACGAGTGCAAACAGGGCCGCGTCGAGATCTACCGCGGCCTGTTCGATCCCCAAACGCGGCAGATGGTGGCGCCGGCCACGCCGCGCTTTGTCGGCACCATCGATGAGGCGCCGATCACCACGCCGGCCGAGGGCCGCGACGGCGACGTGTCGCTGTCCTGTACGTCAAATACCGTCGAGCTCACCCGCTCTAATCCCGATACCCGCTCGGACGCTTCGCAAAAGCTGCGCAATCCGGCCGATGGCTTTTTCAACGACGCCGCGGTGGTCGGATCCTGGGCGCAATTCTGGGGCCAGGACGGCGGGCCGGTGCGATCGGTCGAGGCGGGCTATCTGTTCTGGCGCGGAAAGATGCTGGCCAAATGATCCGACCCGCGGTCATGGCCGACAAGGTGCGGGTGATCCGGCTGTTGCAGAATTCACGCGGCGGGGCCGGTTTCGACCAGGCCGAGGCGGCCACCGGCTTTGTCTTTGATTTCGATCCGGCCTATGCCGAGCGGCTGTTCGTCACGCACCTGTTGATGCCGAACATGCTGTGCCTACTGCTCGAGCAAGACGGTGCGTCGCAAGGCGTCTTGATGGCGGTGGCAAGCGAGCATCCCTTTGGGCCGGTGCGGCTCGCCACCGAAACGCTGTGGTGGATCGAGCCGGACTATCGCGGGCGCAACGCGGTTCGGATGCTGGAAGCCTTCGAGGATTGGGCGCGCGGCCAGGGGTGCGACTATAGCGGCATGGCCGGCATGGGCGCCTCGCCGCAAGTGGCGCACCTCTATGCCAGGCGCGGCTATCGCGCCGCCGAACTGCATTTTCTGAAGGCGCTATAGCGTGGCGATCTTCACCGCGCTGGCCACCTTCCTGCTGGCCGGCACCTTTCTGGCCGGCTCGGCGATCGCCACCGGCGCGCTGGCGCTCGGCCTCGGGCTCGCCACCACGATCGGCGTCTCCTATGTGATGAAGGCGCTCGCCGGCACGCCGGCGACACCGGCGGCGCAAGACAATTTCGGCACGCAAGGCAACCTCGCCGCCGGCGGCGACATTCCGCGATCGTTCGGGCTCGGGCTGCACGCCACCGCGGGCTCGCTGGTGTACGCAAATTATTGGGGCCACGCCGGCCTGACACCGAACGCCTATCTCACGCAAGTGATCGCATTGAGCGATCTGCCGCGCGAAAGCCTGATCGACGTTTGGGTGAGCGGCGAAAAGGTGACGCTGTACGGCACGCCGGATCCAAACATGGGGACCGCGGTTTTTGAGTACAACGGTGGCAAGGGCGACCACCTCTGGATCAAGTATTACAACGGCACGCAAACCACAGCCGATCCGTTCCTGGTGGGGATGGTGGCGAGCGATGATCGACCCTATGGCGCGGATCGGATCGGCACCGGCATCTGCTATGCGATCGTGACCTCGCTGGTCGAGGATACCTTGTTCAAGGGGTTCCCGATCTTCAAGTTCGTGCTGTCGGGCATCCCGCTCTATGACCCCTCGAAGGACAGCACCAACGGCGGCAGC